TTTCTATCTCCGTTTTTTGCTTCTCAAAGGTCAAAAAGGTTAATGCTTTAACAAGGGGCTGTTTTGTGACTCTATCGAAGTCGAGAATATTTCCTTTAGCTGCTGCATAGATTGACTGATACCATCCCCACTGTTTTCCAAATTGTGCTTGTTCGCTCCAGTCGTTTTGTTCATCTTCTTCGTCTCCCTCTCCAAATAATCCCCCAAAGCCTCCAATAATTCTAGTCCTAAAGTCCAAAAAAAAACCGATGCGCCTAGTGCTATGCTAACCGGTGTGAACTTCATTAAGTCGGAGTATTCACTTGTACCTTCGTATTCCATGATCTCGTACTTATCACCTTTCGTTTTTATGATAGGTCTGTAAAGAACTGCCATAGCTTTGTGCATATTCTCCCAGCTGCCTAAATACTTTTCTGCATCTATATACTCTCCCCAACTTATTTGTTCTAGGTTAGGGATGAATCCGTATTCTATATCTCCGATTTTAAAACGCTGCTTAAAAGGTGGGTTCTTAGAGAATAACTTGTTGAAGTGTTCGACCATATCGGTCAGGTCAGTAGCTTTAATTTTTATTACGTCTTTTAACTCTATGCCACAGAAAAGCGAAACCATCTTTTCAGATATGAACTCAGGATCATTAGAACCATCTGCCGTTCTTCTGAACTCTTGGTAGTGCTTTAAAGGTATTTCGTCTAAAGATGTTGGTATTAATAACTCTAACTTCATAGTATTAAAACTTTTATTTCGTGTTTTCGTTGTTTGCGATTGCTATATTGTATGCTTCGTTAAGCATTACCATGTGTTTTCGTATGCTCATAGGGTTGTTTAGAACAATTCTAACGCTTCTACCCTTGCGCTCTTTTATGTACGCTTGTACTACGGATATCATTTCCTCAACGGATGGCGTATGTTCCATAGTTCGAGTTTATGCCGAGCGTTTCCATCTCGTGGTATCTTAACGCATCTACAGCGTGGTTATTTGTATCTACCGGTTTGTTTAGTCTGGTTCCTGACTTGTCTGTGTCCCAGCAATAGGCTCTAAGTTCTTTTATTAAATTCGTGCTTTGAGTAGTTACTAAATAGTCCTGACGTTGCATTACATCTATTCCGTAGTTAATAGAGTCCTTTCCTTTAGTTACTCCTTTGATCGTTATTCCATAGCGTCTTATCTCATCTATACTTTTAGGCTCAGAAGAATCAGCATATACCGGTACGTGTTTAGGAAGTAATTTAGCTATGTCAGAGTTAAGCATCCCTGTTTGATATTTGAGTTCGTTTATTAGTCGCTGACCATTGTAGTTATATACTTCGATTATTGCGGTAGGATCGTTTGTATATCCAAAGTCTAGACCTATACCAATTAATTTTGCTTCTTTTGGTATGGTGTCTATCAGTTTCCAATTACTGAATATAACGCCTTCTAACATTCCTATTTCACCCAACCCGTATACTCGCCACCAATTTGCCCAATAAGAAGATGTTTCAGCTTTCTGTCTGTTCTTTTCTATCTGTTCTACTATAGATTGGTCTAAGGCTTCATTATCCTTGTAGGTTAGAATGATAAAATCTGCGTCAGATTCATCTTTTAGTTCCGTGTGTACCCAAAACTCATTCGCTGGGTTAAAGTCTAAATAAACCTCTTTCTTTGTACGTATGGCAAGTTCGTTATAAGATTCAAAGGTTACGTTGTTACATTCGTTTATGTATAGGATGTCCCTTCTTGCACCTCTTAGTTTACTTGAATCGTCTGCACTAAAAAATTCAAAGTAGCTTCCGTTTTTAAATTGATATGTGAGTAAAGATTTATTGAATTGATCGTCATAGAATCTATTGGTCCACTTTAGAATTTTAAGAAAGTCTTTTAATGCTCCCCTTCTTAAATGTGGTATTGTTTCAGCTACTACCGATATTTCAAGTCCGGGTGTATTTATTGCTTTGTTTATTAAAACAGCTAAAATAGAATACGTCTTACTCGCACTTGAACCACCTTGAATAATCTTAGTTCGTTTTTTTAACGCAAGTATCTTATTCGTTGCTGTCGTTCTCTTGAACATCTGGAAATAACGGTTGTTCTATTATTGTTTGTTCTACTTGCTGAATAGGTGCGCCATAACCTGAATCCATTAAAGCCTTATACGCATTAACATCTCCTTCACGTGCTTTCTTGATCAATGCCAAAGTCATTAAATCTTCTTGGCTCATTGTTTCGCTTTCTCCAGTCAAAGGGTTTTTTAAATTTTGATTAACTTCTAACCAATAACGAGCAATAGTGCTTCTGTTCTTACTTCCCTTTGGTCTTCCGTTTTTTTCAGGCTGATATTCTGAACTAAATTTCTTTAAATTATCTTCTTTGCCCATAATCTCGTTTTTTTCACGTTATTCAATTACTTCTCCGTTCTTCTTAATTACTAAACTCGGGTCGAGTTTTTTCATTCGATCAATAATAACTTGGCAATACTTCGGGTCTAATTCCATTCCGTAGCATTTGCGCTTAAGTTGATGGGATGCTACCATTGTTGTTCCCGTTCCTAAAAATTGGTCTAATATAATATCCCCTTCTTTTGTAAATTGTAACGCCCATTCAGGCAAATCAATTGGAAAGGTAGCAGCGTGAACATTTGAAAATTCGTTTTTTCGTTGTGGATTTCCTCTATAAATATTTGGAATTGTTCCCCTAAAATTTGCGTTTGGTATTGATCTACTTGCATTTTCTTTTGAAGAAATAAAGAACAAATATTCCCAAGCTGATGTCATTACGTTTTCAGCCATTGCAGGCGCCCCGTGTCCCTTATCCCAAATAGCAACATCAATAAAATTATTTTTATATTCATTCAAATATTCGATTAAGGCAATTTTGTTTCCTGCTAAACTTTGAATATTACAAATTAAATAATCCGAAAATATTAAAGCGTTATTTGTGAATCCTATTAATAATTGTAAATAATCAGATTGTTTTTGATTATCATTATATTCATTGTATTTATTATCCGTTGTATGTGTGTTTCCGCTTAATGATTCGCTTTTTCCTGCGTTGTATGGTGGACTTGTAAATGATAGATTTGCTTTTTCCCCATTCATCAGCTTGGCTACTTGGTCGCTATCGGTACTATCTCCACAAAGTAATCTATGTTCCCCTATCTCAAATAAATCTCCTAATACTATATCCGTGTTTATTTCGTTTGGTATTTCATAATCGTCTTCTTCGGCTTCGAGTTCTTCTGCTACGCTTAAATCAACTGGCAAATCTAAACCCCAATCATCCAACTTTTCAGCGTCCCATTCGTTCGCTAAACTATCCCAATCCCATTCACCAAAACCTACATTATCTTTAATTAAGAATTCGTGTTTTTGTTCTTCAGTCCATTCGTCAGCTACAATAACTGGTATTTCTTTAAATTTTAGTTCATTTAACGCTTTTAAGCGCATATTACCACCTAAGACACAGTATTTACCGTCAACGTCAGTAAAAACGATTAGAGGGCGTTTATTTAGCATATCTGGAAACTCCTGTATAGACTTAACTAACTTTTGAAATTTTCCGTCTTTTATTACTCTTGGGTTCTTTGGATTTGGTTTAACCTCGTTTATCTTTACTAATTTCATTTAATTAGGGTTATATTGAACACTTTTGAATTCGTTTTTCTCTACCGGGTGCAGTTCAATGATCTCTATTTCGTAGTCATAAAACACTAAGTATTGCGCTTGTGCTATTTCTAATATTAGTCGAAGCGTATTCCATCCTTTCCTATGAATGTTTGGATTTATGAAAACTACGTAGTAATCACTTTTAATTAATTTGCCTTCCGATTTTTCCAAGTTCCTTGACCACTTCAGCATTGTTGTCGTAGTGTGCTGTTATACTTAGTTCTTTTATTTTCTCTACTTTAGCTTTATTGCTTCCAGTAGCATACACTTGGGATTCGTTTATTCCTAGTGCTTTGGCTCTCGCTAACATTCCGTCTTTCTCTTGCCTTGCTGAAATAATATAAACATCCGCTCCTTTGCTGATCCATTCTTCAGCTAAACGCATTCCCTTTTCAGTAGTTAACGTTTCGTCGTAGTCAAAACTTACCTTTTCTGATGCCATCTTCTCTTCAAAGGCTGAACGACAAACCGCAGCACGTTGCTCTGTTTCGTACTCAGAGATCATCTTATCGTCACTCATGCATCTCTGCATAAATTCGTTTACCCTTTCGTAAGGTTTAGGAGTTGGAATCGGCATACTCTGAGTGTATTTTTCTTAATTGCGCAATGATGTCTCTCCAGCAACTAGAACAGCTGGTAGGCTCTTGTCTTAGATTAAGTACCCGGTTGTAGATTGCTAAAAGTGCATGTTGATCGCTGATTTTTATTTCTGCGTAGTCTCGTGCAAAAAAGTTGTTTAAGATTGTATGTTCATCTTCAGTTAGGCAGTTCGCTTTTCTGTAGGGAAATAACTCGTTTAGCTTTTTCTTTCTTTCTTCGCATCCGCAGTCTTCTCCAGCTAACCACTTTACGGCTTTAGCTATTCCTGTCGCTTCTAATACTTGTTCAACTGTGTCTCCAAGTCCTTGTGCTTTAGGCTTCCGCCCTCTTCTTTTTTCCATTTTGTATATCTTTTATCATTAATTCTAAGTGTACTATTCTTTCTAACCAATGTTTAGCGTCAAATAGGTTTCCGCCTTTCTGTAGGCATTCACTATAGGCCATATAAGCTAATTCCTTTTGGGTGTTTAGATATGCTTCAATCTGTTTCATTTAGTCAAATTTATGTATCTTTCTTTTAATTGCTCGAATTCTACTTTTTGCTTTTCGTTTTTCTGTAGTAGTTCTTCGTGTTTTTCTCGTAGTTCGTAAAGTTCTAACCTTAAGTTATTAATCATGGATCTTATTTCTTCAGGTGTCAGATATTCGTTATCGTATTCTATTAGATTCATATTCGTTCTAAGTCGTTGTTTAGTAAATCTTGGTAGTCTTCACCTACAGCGTTTTTAATTCGTTGCTTACAGTGTTTAATAGTGTGAAATATAGAAGTTAAACTGATCTTAGTTCCAGCTTCTAACTCACGCATAGACTTACCACTATCTCTATATAACTTAAAAAGAATTGAATCGTAGGGGTGCCATGATTGTATCTCTGTTTCTATCTTTTGTTCAATGATGTTCTTGGCTTCGTTTATTTGTCGCTCGTCTGTATCGTCAAAAACATAAATAGCCTCTTTCAGATCTGTTTTTTCAATCTTTCCTTTCTGCTTACAGTAATCTACATAAATATTACGAAGTACAAACCAAATAAAACCTTTATTGACCTCTCCGTTCTTAATAATCTTTTCCGGGCTTGTGTACTTGTGGATTCTAAGATACATTTCCTGAACGATGTCTTCAGCATAGTTATATTCTCCAAATGACTGCACCACGTTAACAAAGAATTTATGTTCTTTAGCTACTATAGTTAACCAGTTAGTATCAGTCTTCATATAACCAATTAACCAACAATAGAAAAACGAATGTACATACCCACACCATTATTCGTGTTTATGCAAATATATAACAATTTACTTTTGTTAGATTCGAGCATGAAGGTAGGTGATAAAAAACAAGTTACCCCTACCCCTATAAGGATAACTTATTAATCACCACAATTTACTTCCGTTGAGTTCTCGCTGGTAGGTTTCGGCTCAAAGCGGGTGACAAGTTATGGAAGACCCTTTTCTTTGATTTAAGATCGAATGCACTTTTGTTCAGTTCCGTTTTTACGTATCGACATCCGTTGTTTTTTGTAGGGAAATAAAAAAACCCTAACAAAGTCGGAGTTGATAGGGTTTAAATAGTCCTTTGTCAGGAAAGAACTACTAATGCTTCATACTGTATCATCGCTCCGACAATGATGGAGCAAATATAGACTTATTTATGATACAAAGTTTCGTAGTACGCTTTTTTTTCTTCAGAAAGGTTTTTTTCTGCTTCATCCTTGCACTTTTTCAGTTCGTGCTTGTATTCTGATTCTATACGATCAATTCTAAGGCTATTTTCAGACGTTTTAACGGACTTTTGCACTAAAAGGTATATCAATATACCATAAGCAAGAAATAAAACGATTACAGCGTATTTTATATTTTTCATGTTTTTAATTTAAAAGGGGAAGGACTTTACCTAACTATGTCTACTGATCCGATATTTAACTTTGCCTTCCCCTAATGTTTATTCACTTAAGGCTTTTCCGATTTTCTCTAAGGAAGTATCGGTTAAACCTCTTTTTGATCTCATGTAAAGCCATAGTTGACTGGAATGAATACCGGCTTTCTTTGCTAACTTGTGCATTGAATTGCCTTTGTTTAAGTATTCGTTTATCATTCTACGGGCTTCGCTACCTAAAATCGAAAGTTCTCTTTCTGTCATCTTATTCTGATTTAAAGGTT